CTCGTTGACGATATACACCCAAGGTGCGTTGATACGCTGCTTCGTAGTGTTCTGCGTCCAGCTCAAGATCAATGATTTGTGCGCCCAACTGTAGGCGCACATACTCAATGAGATTTTGTTTTAGTGTGTTAAGACTGGTTTCAACTTCAATGGCCATTATAAACTCCGTTGCTTATATTTATGGCATTGAGTGAAACCAATGTTACCACGCTTTTAGAATGATCAGATTCTCTGTGCCGCGGCCGTTGAACACAGTTTCTGCTGTGGTAAGATCTTTGTAGATCTTCCTGGCTGCTGGCTTTCCAGCAGCGCTCATGGCTTTTAAAATATCAGCTGGCTTGCGAACAGTGCGTTGTTGACTTTCCACTGTGGAGAACCCAATGATACTGTTGCTCTTTACAGTAAATGTTCCCACATGACTATCTGCCACTACATGGATAAGTTTACGCTTTTTGGTGTCGTACAGCCATGCTTCAGTTTTTTCAACCAGATTTGCAGCAGCTAATCCTTTGAGTTTTAGTTCTGCAAACTCAGTTTGATGTTTGAATTTTGCAGCTCGTTTTTCTGGCGCAACGGCCTTGACTGCACGCGGTTTGCGTTCAACTTTTTTAATCTGAACATAGGCGCCGCAATCGCTGATCACTGCTTCACAAAACTTGATCACATTGCGCATTTGAATTTTGCTGAGATGGCTGTATGCTTCAGTTAGATCTGCATCCTTGCCAGCAACCACTGCTTCAAACTCTGGAAGTTTTCGTTGCCAAACTTCAGCAATATCTTTGACCATTTGTGGCGCCACATTCATACCGCGGATTTGTGCAATGGGTTTCCAGTCTGCACTCATTTTAGCACCAGATGCAATAAAGTCGTCGAACATGCCTTCCAACTCGCCGGCACACTCAATCACTTTGTCACGCAGGCGGTCTTGAATGGTCAACTTGACTGCACTGGCAGTACCAGGATCCACTTCTGCTAGTTCTTGCTGCCGCGAGCCCATGATTTTTTCCAACAATGAATGTAATTTTTCTAATTCAGTTTTGGTCAACTCCAGTCCTACCATGCTCATACGACACACCCATGCGGCTGTCAAAACAATGGTGCTGTCGCTTACTCCGCGAAGCCGTTTGATATCTGCTTTGCGATTGTGATGTTCCAAATATGAAACAATCATGTCCCTGGCATCTTTTTTATTGTAAAAATAATTGTACCATGTGAATGCAGCCGACATCAGTCCTGTTCGTAATTCTGGGCGTGGCTGCACCTCCCATGTGGGTTCTTGACCCATAAATTTAGTGTCGGGGTTACGGGGATTTAGTGCTTTAACGCGGGGATGTGCAATCATTGATATCTCCAAACTGCTAGTTATTCTGTTATTATAGCACAAGTTGTTTTTCTGGTCAATCTCTACTGTACTGTTGTTTTTAGAACACATTACCTTTGAAGTTCTCGTAGTCGTAAAATGCCACAAGCTCTGTGTCTTTAAAGTAAGCAACAATGCCACCCATGTCGTCGTCGTTGTTGTAAGCACTTGCAATGTCTGCTTCAAATCGTGCTTGCAGTTCTTCCATTTTGTCATCACCTGTCTCATCAAAAGACTCTACAGCTTCTGCTTCGTAATTGTGTGTGTACTTGTTGACTGAGTTAATTTGCAATTCTTGAGCATTTGTAAGCATAGCAGTTCCTTGTGTTGTTAAGCTCTAATTATAGCAAAATGGGAATATTTGGTCAACCAGAGGCACAGGGATAAGTGCCAGGCAACAAATCTTACTAAATAGTAGACTATGCCGAGACTCTCACTATATCGCCCAAATAAAACATCCGACTATAAGTTCCTAGACAGAACTATATCAGAAATGTACACTGTTGGAGGATTGGATATATATATCCACAAATACGTCGGTCCATCCACTGGTGATCCCGGCGATGCAGATGCCACATTGCCTGTGTACGATACCCAAAATCCGCTGTTTATTGAAGATTTGTTACTGTTGGAAAACAGGGATCGAAAATATGATCCGGATGTGTATGTGCAGCGCGGCGTTTACCGCGTGTCGGATATTGACTTTGATTTGACTCAATTTGGATTGTTTCTAAACAACGACACATTGTTTATTACATTTCACTACAACGACATGATCGACACAATCGGGCGCAAACTCATGAGCGGCGATGTGATCGAAGTTCCAAACTTGATGGACTATCACCCACTTGATACCAGCATTGTCAAAGCATTGCCCAAATGGTATGTGATACAAGACGCTGCTTTTGCCAGCGAGGGCTTTAGCCAAACTTGGTTGCCGCACTTGTGGCGTGTCAAGGCCACTCCGATGGTCAACGCTCAAGAATACAGCAGCATTACCAAACAGGCGTTTGAGCCCAATAACATCTGGGATCCGGGTAATTTATATCCGGCGGGCACCGTGGTCAACAATGGCGATAAATTTTACACTGCCATTAGAGAAGTTCCGCCTGGCGCAGCCATCACTGACACCACTTATTGGGCAGAAAAAACACCAAGCACTGTAGCTGATAAAACTTCCACTCGCACAAAAGATTTAGAAATCAACGATGCTATTCTAACACAGGCTGCTGTCGAAGTGCCGCTAACAGGGTACGATACTGTTAAATTTTATATTCTCCCCACAGCAGAAGATGGGCAGCCAGCCACTGCTGGGCTCACAGCTGATCAAACGCCGTCATCTGTGGACGGTACACAGGGTGGTGAGGGTACTACTCCGCGTGCCGATGGATACACAGTTGGATATTTGACCGGCGACGGTGTTGCTCCAAACGGTTTGCCAATCACTGCCGGAGTTGGATTTCCACCTAATCCAGCAGCCGGTGATTATGCATTGCGATTGGATTATTTCCCCAACCGCCTGTTCCGATTCAATGGTGGATCGTGGATCAAGATCGAAGACAGTGTTCGTACTGCTCCGGTGTTTGAACCCACAACTGGATACAATGAGACCACATACAAAAATTCTTCACTGAGAGCAGGATTTGTCAACAACAGAGAAACTGTGCAGACCAATGATCGTGGTGCCATCCCAAGTCGTCAGAGTCTAAGTGACATACTCAAACCCAACGCAGACAACGGCGGTTAATAACCAATGGCAACTACACCTTCCAACACCAATCCATACTTTTTTTACGATGAACAAATTCGTCGTTTCCTGCTGCAATTCACAAGAATCTTTTCAAACTTTCAAGTTGAATACGGACGCAATGAAGAAGGAACAGCACACACCCTAGTGCGTGTGCCAATTCGCTATGGTGACTCCAGCCGACAGGTACAGACTGTGATGCAGAACAACTCTGCAAACTTTATGACATCTGTTCCTATGATGTCATTTTATGTGTCTAGTTTTGATTACGATCGTCCAAGAATGCAAGAGCCGTACTTTGTAAACAAGATTGCTGTGCGTCAACGCACCTATGACGATAACACGCAAACATACGAAACCACTCAGGGTAATGCATTTACAATTGAACGCTTGATGCCGGTTCCGTACAAACTGACTCTTAAGTTGGATATATGGACATCCAATACCAATCAAAAAATGCAACTGCTGGAACAGATTGCAGTGCTGTTTAATCCAGCATTGGAAATACAAAGCACTGACAACTACATTGACTGGACCAGTTTGAGTGTAGTACAGTTAGAATCAACCCAATGGAGTTCCAGGTCAATTCCCACCGGGACCGATGATGCCATCGATGTTGCAACAATGACATTTTCGTTGCCGATCTGGATCAGTAGTCCTGCCAAAGTTAAAAAATTAGGTGTGGTCGAACGAATCATTGCCAACATACACGACGCCAGCGGCGATGCTTCAAACGCAGTGCTAGACAATGACTTATTGCTGGGAACACGAGTTGTGATTACTCCATGGGAATATCAAACTTTACTAATTGGCAACAAGTTACAAGCATTACGATCAAGTGCTGTAGTGGACCAACCCAACTCAAGTTTAACACCTGCTGACTCGCCGCCCAGCAACTTGTTGTGGACCGGAGTGATTGGCGCATATGGTGTGCTGCGGCCTGGCATTAGCCAAGTCTTTTTAGAACAGTCGGATGGCACAGAAGTCGCTGGAACAATTGCATATGATCCTAGTGACGATCGCTTTATGCTGTTCACTATCGACGAAGACACCAAACCGCAAAATACTCTATCGCCAGTGCGCTCTGTAATCGATCCATTGCGCAGCGGTCCTGGTGCTGGACTACCTGCGGCCACAGCTGGTCAACGATATCTGTTGACAGAAAATACCGGCAGTGA